ACAAATGGAAAAAAGAGTATGAAAACGCGCTTGAAAAATAAGGCTGGCATAACAGGGGTATACCGATACCGCAACCCATGAGCATCTACGAGGACTACATTGCTATCTCTAGGTACGCTAGGTATCTGCCCGAGAAGAAGCGCAGGGAAACCTGGGATGAAACAGTAAATAGGTACTGTGACTACATGGGTAACAAGTTCAGCGTTGAACTGTCGGGGATCAGGGAGTTAATCAAGGATAAAGAAGTCATGCCTAGCATGAGAGCCTTGATGACTGCTGGCCCTGCGCTTGATCGTGATAATATTTGTGGCTATAACTGCGCGTATGTAGCGATAGACCACATCAGAGTGTTTGGTGAGTCCCTGTATATTCAGATGAACGGTACTGGACTAGGGTTTAGTGTCGAACGTCAGCACATACACAAACTGCCAGAGGTAGCGGAAGAATTCCACGACACCGACACTGTGATTGCCGTGCGTGACTCCAAGTTAGGGTGGGCAACCGCCCTCGATGAGTACGTTCGTCTGCTCTATAGTGGGAAAATTCCCAAGGTAGATATGTCTAAGGTACGCCCTGCGGGTGCGCCACTGAAGACCTTTGGGGGTCGGGCCAGTGGGCCAGAACCATTCCATAAGTCCTTGATAAACATAACTAATGTGTTCAGGGGTGCGGCGGGTAGGAAGTTAAACTCCATCGAGTTGCACGATGTCATGTGCTATATCGGGGAGTGCGTTGTGGTCGGTGGGGTACGCAGGACGGCGATGATAAATCTGTCCAACCACAGCGATGAACGTATGCGTCACGCTAAGATGGGCAACTGGTTTGTCGAGAACCCTCAACGATCCCTGGCTAACAACTCCATCTGCTATACTGAAAAGCCTGACGTTGGTGCATTCATGCGCGAGTGGAACGCAATATATGAGTCACGATCAGGGGAGAGGGGCATCTTTAACAGGCAAGCCTGTAAGGACATGGCCCCAGAGCGTAGGGATACTGAACATGAGTTCGGCACAAATCCTTGCAGTGAGATAGTGCTGCGATCAGCACAATTCTGTAACCTTACAGAAGTTGTGGTCAGACCTGATGATAACTTTGAAACATTGAAGGCTAAGGTGGAGGCCGCTACAATCTTAGGTACTCTACAGTCTGCACTCACTGACTTCAGATTCCTACGCAAGTTGTGGAAGAATAACTGTGACGAGGAGAGATTGCTAGGGGTGTCATTAACTGGTATATGGGACAGCAAGTTCTTTAAGACACGATTTCACGGGGACGTTGCGCGCCTAAAGAATCATACTATAGTAGTGAACAAGAAATGGGCTGAGAAACTGGGCATCAATCCCTCGACTGCTATTACCTGTGTCAAACCTAGTGGTACGGTCAGTCAATTAGTCAACAGTGCGAGTGGCTGTCATCCCAGGCACTCCCGCTATTATGTAAGGAGGGTGCGTAATGATATTAAAGACCCGCTTGCCCAAGTAATGATAGATGCGGGTGTACCTTATGAGGTTGACAAGTTTAATAAGGAAACCTATGTCTTTGAGTTCCCTATGGCATCTCCCGCAACGTCTACAACTCGACACAACATCACGCCGTTCGGTCAGTTGGAGATGTGGAAGATGCTGTCGCTACACTGGTGTGAACACAAACCCTCAATGACCTGCTACATACCAGAGGATCGGTGGCCCCAAGTAGGGGCTTGGATATGGGAGAACTGGGATGTGGTAAACGGTATATCATTCCTTCCGTCTGCGGATGAGGGCCATGTGTACGAGCAAGCCCCATACGAGGACATAACTGAGGAAGAGTATAAGGCAAGAGAGAAACTAATGCCAGAGTATATCAACTGGGGTTTTGAGGAGGCGGTAGATAACACAACCGCAAGTCAGGAAGTGGCTTGCACAGCAGGAGTATGTGAGATATGACTTATATAATGCCCGACTTCCTATTATGTACCCTCTTTTACGAAGAGGAAGAAGAAAAGAAATTGGTGTTTAACAGTGGTGACTGGGAGGATTTCTGCACCCCCGCTGAGAAGGAGCGGTGGTGGAAACATAAGTTTAACAGTAAAAAAGTTTACCATGATACCTTTCATCATACTTACGAAATAGAGGGGGATCATATCTGTGTGCCAGCACCTATGGAGCAGCAACCATACTGGGAATATCTAAACTGCGAAGAGTTTACATTGATGAGGATGACAGCACACTCTCTTAATCCTGATGATGTAAGAACTCATAGTTGCCTTACTCAGTTAAGTGTACCTGCAACCCACTATGATGCAGCGTTTGTCGAGAACTCAGAGGGAACTGAATACCGGGCAGAAGTAATGATGGGGCATAAATTCTATCAGAACAGATTAATGTCATGGTTAAAACCTACTAAGTCAGATAGAATCCTCCAAAAATATTGGAAGTCTGATAGGACAGGAACTCCTCCAAAGGAATGGCATGACGCATACTATGTAAGTGAAAACTTATGTCCATTTGATGACGGAGATTACATGAGCGATGGGGAGTATTGGACTGGGGGTGATGAAGATACTTTATATATGAGAAAGATATCAGAACCGTGGAAAACATTTTATCCAGACGGCACTGAAGTAGATGGGTGGTAACATGAAACCCGCACACTACAAGATGAAGATACAGCCTATTGAGTATATCATGGAGAATAAACTAGACTTCTGCTCTGGTAACATTGTGAAGTATGCCAGTCGGTGGGACAAGAAAGGCGAACCCTACTCTGATCTATGCAAGATAATAGAATATGCTAAAATACTTATAGATGAACTACCTGCTATGGGGAAGAGTAACGTTGCGGATTAAAAGCGAGGCGTACCTTAAGTGGGTATCTACCCTTCCTTGTAGCGAGTGCAAGACTAATGACGATACTGTTATGGCGCACCATCTTAAAGGTAGGTACGCACCCCTTTCTGGTGGTATGGGGTACAAAGCGGATGACTGGCTTACGATGCCACTGTGCTTTACTTGTCATAGTAAGATTCATTCGGGTGATGCAGAATTAATGAACTGGCAAGCATTCTTTATTTTAAAAACGCTTGACAAAGCATTTGATGATGGCATAATAGAGTTATGAACAGTGAAGTAGAGGGATACCTCAAACAAATAGAATATGTGGCCCCTAGTTATGCCCAGGCTAAGGCCGAAACGTATCAATTACAGGAGTTTAAAAAGACTCAGAGAGCCTTGTTATACAGTAAGGCTGTAGGCAAAACTGTAGCAGACAGGGATAATTGGGTTTCGATACAGCCGGAAGTTACTAAGTCAATAGACGGTATCGCGGTTGCCATCGAAAGAGAGGAGCGTCTACGTTGGGAATTGAAGGTGGCTGAACTTCATATTGAAGTTTGGCGAACCGAACAGGCTAACAGGCGCTTAGAAACTAAAATTTTATAGGAGAAACTATATGAGTGACTATGAAGTAAAAGAGGGTGATATTGCCCTGTTCGTAAACGATAAAGAGGGGAATGAAAAACGCCCCGATTTAACTGGGTACGCCATAATCGGCGGTAAGAAGAAGGATGTATCCGTTTGGGCTAAAGACTCAGGCAGACTTCGATTTTCTGGTACGGTGCAGGAGCCTTACAACTCAGGCAGTTCGGGCAGGAAAACTTCACAGACTTCCACTGAAGTTCCGTTTTGAAGATAGAGTACCATGACGGGGATACTGTCGAGATGTTATTCGACAGTAAACTCCACTCTTATAAGGTGGGGGATGAGATAATTCCTAGCGCTACTAGAGTGCTTGATGTTATTTCAAAACCCGCCTTAGTTCCCTGGGGTTTAAAAGTCGGTGCAAATTGGCTTGAGAAAAACCTCTTCCATGACGCGGATGCCAGTTCTAAAAACACTAAGGTATACAAGTCAAGGATGGCACTTGAACCCTTGTTAAAGGGGATGAAGAGTGCTTACAGGGGAACCTCTAAGGATGCCTTAAACATTGGAGCCATCACCCATGAATGGGTAGAGGGTGCGGTCAACTGGAAACTTGGTGAGGGGGAGATACCCCAGATGCCTCAACAGGAAGAGGCGGTTAATGCTATCCACGCTTTCAAGGATTGGGTTGGGCAGAATGTTGTAGAGTGGAAATCATCAGAGGAAAAATTGTTCCACAGGAAACATAAGTATGCGGGAACTGTGGATGCGAGGGCTATTATTAATGGAGAATATTGTGTTATTGATTGGAAAACAAGTAAGGCGGTTTACCCGGAATATCATCTACAGGTTGCGGCGTATGCGAAAGCGGTGGAAGATATACATGGGATTCCGGTGGATGCTACCTACATACTTAGGTGCGACAAGGCTACGGGGAGGTTTGAAGCGGTCAGGTCAACTGAAATAGAGGAGAACTTTCAAGCCTATCTGGGCGCGCTGACGCTGTACCGTAGGTTGAAGGAATTGAAGTGAGCATACCAGCGATGATTGTGTTTCACTTTGACTCCGCTCTGGAGTTGATGACTGACGGCATAGAACATGAACTGTTTGATCTAAAGGAGATGGGTCAAGTGCTTGAGGGGTGCGCTAAACAATGCGAGTATCAGGCGCATGAGTTTATGTGGCGATCATTCAAGCGGATGTTGAGGCAGGATGCAGGGGGGAATGTTGTGGGGTTTTCCTCAGAACTGAGAGGCCCAGATGTCCATTGAATGGGGTAAAGGATCAGCGTTTAACTTAGGCAGGATAAATAATATGGGAGTAGAGAGAAGCAGGAACAATGAGGGTTGGAGTTTTCTTGCGAGTGATGACAAACTAACCTATCTTCATGTAGACAACAGACACTTTAAAACTAAAGAGGAACTAGACGAATGTATTATGGAATGGATCAATGAAAAAAACAGATTGGAGTAAATTTTACCAAGAAGGTTTAGTTGTTGAGGATAAGTTTATAGAAATGATTGGAGATTCTTTTATTAGAAAGGCGACAAGATCAGAGGATGGGAAAGAACATTGGGATATTTTATGCAAACATGGGAAAGTAGACGTAAAAGGAATGAAGAAAGCAAACAGAAGCGATTCCAAAACAAATCCTGATATCCATTTCTATGAGTTTAAAAATGTGGAGGGCAAATCTGGATGGGGAGTTCCCAATAACGTAAAAAGAATGATAGCATTTGAATCAACAGAAGGTTTTATATTAGTAGACCCAGAAGATATTTACCAGCCTTTAATTGATAAATGCAAAATTCATAAGGAAGGGTGGGGTTTTTTTCAATGCAGAGGAAGGGAGGGAAGAGATGACTGGTTTACAAAATTGCCAACAGAATTCTTACGAGAATATTCCTGTGGAATCGTTGAGCCTGTTTCAGGAATCAGGTTGTATAATAAAAGAGATTAATTACAGCGACACAAAACCTTTTATACTTGATGTTCACTATGCACACAGGATGCCATCAATACAAAAGTCTTTTGGTATGTTTAAAGATGGGGAGTTAGTTGGGGTATGTACTTACGGTATACCGCCATCACATACATTGCTCAAAGGTGTATGCGGCGAAGAGTTTAAGAAAGATGTTATAGAATTAAATAGATTAGTTCTAAAGTACAATAGAAAAAACGAGGCATCTCAGTTAGTAGGACAAACCCTAAAGAGGTTAGGCAATAAGATTGTAGTTAGTTACGCAGATGGGGCGCAAGACCATTTAGGAATAGTTTATCAGGCTACAAATTTTTTGTATACTGGGCAGACCAAACCCATAAAAGAAATATATTTAAGGTCAAGACCGCACTTACATCACACTACATTTAGAGGAAAAACTTACAAGCAAATGGAAGAAGAGCATGGTGATGATGTTGGTTATAGGCTAAGATCAATCAAACATCGTTATGTAATTTTTGTGGGTGACAAGAGATTTAAAAAGTCAGCAAGGAGGGCGTTAAAATATAAAGTTTCAGAGTACCCCAAAAATGACCAAAACATTTAAGGAACAAGAAGAGGAATGGGCTTACCAAAGGAGGCTACACTTTGCTAGGTACTGTTGGCTCAAACAGTACGAGGGTCTTTGGATTCGGGGGGAATATCTAAAATGGCCCG